GAAGAATAATTTTATTAGTGAATGTGCTGTAGGTATGAATTGTTACTCTCAAGATTGGGGTGCATTAAAGAATTATTTATGTACCTATGGTGAGAATAATATGATAGCTGGTGATTATTCAGCATATGATAAAAATATGCCTGCTGCCCTTATCAGATGTGATTTTTATGTATTGCAAGAATTAATGGAAACACATGAACCCTTATCTTATGAGGACAGGTTAATAATACGTGGAATAGCCACAGATATTGCTTTTCCCGTTACTAACATGAATGGTGATGTTATCCAATTTTTTGGTGGTAATTCATCTGGAACACCTTTAACGGTCATTATCAATAGTATATCCAATTCCTTATATATACGTTATGCTTATAAAAATATTATTAGAGATAAACCACTTACCACTTTCAGAGATAACGTTGCATTAATCACATTAGGTGATGATAATGCAATGAGTTCAGCTTTGAAAGATTTTAATCACACAACTATTTCTAATGTTTTACGCGAGCATGGTATACCTTATACTATGGCTGATAAGGAAACAGCTAGCGTGCCTTTTATTCACATTGACGATGTTGATTTTCTTAAACGTAATTTTCGAACTGTTGATGGTTGGACAGTTGGACAGTTGAGTGAGAAGAGTATTTTTAAATCATTAACAATGTATGTTGATAAAGGAAATATTAGTCATGAAGAACAATTGGCGCAATGCTATCTTGCCGCACGTAGAGAGTGGAGTCTATATGGTAGAGAACATTACAACGATAGGTGTAGAAGTATGGAAGCGATCCTGGAAGAATTTCCTGGGATTAAAAGATTCTTCTTACCTCAACATTTCTACTCATACGAGGTAACTCGTGATTGGGTTAGAAATGCTTAGTATCATTATATTTCTCATAAATCACTAGTAGCAGAGGGAGGATGGCGTTTTACGGTTCATTTAACCCTCCAACTTAGTGAGAGAGCAGTTGAAGAACTATAACCTTATTAGAACATACACTAATTCAATTTGTATGTCGTTGAGATCATGTTAGTAAAGCTCAATCGTATGGAATTAAAACTAACCGGCTGTAATAGGCTTTATGTTAAGACATCATGGAATGCTTAAACAAAAATGGTAGTAACCTACTCCTTCCGCAGAAGGTATCTGTGGACATGTTTCTTTTAGAAACACAATCTAGTAGTAGTACTACTACTAATGTACATGCATCAAGCTCGATGCATACACTCATTGAAGGATCAAATTCCAAGCCTTTATCATTAGATGATGCTTTTTCATCAGATGCTGATATTTCAAATTTCTTGAAGAGGAAAGTACAAATAGCCACATATACATGGGCTGTTGGTGCTCATTTTTCACAAAATTTGACACCTTGGAGTTTGTTTCTAGCCAATGCAGCTGTATCAAATAAGTTACAAAATTATCAACTTATTAAGGGTGATTTGAAGATTACTTTTTATGTAAATGGTACACCATTTCATGCTGGACTTATGTTAGCATCATATAATTATTTAAATGCTGGTACTGGTTTAGTAACAATTGGGGGTGACACCCAGTTGATTACTCGATCTCAGCGACCACATTTGTTTTTAAATGTGTCAACTAACAAGAGTGGCTGTTTGTGCTTACCTTTCTTTCTCCCTACTAATTACGTTTCATTAACCAATCCCTTATTTTCCACTGCCAGTATTGGTACTCTTAATATTGATTCTTTTGCAGCACTTAATCAAATTAACGGGGGCACTGATTCAGTTACCATTACAGTATTTGCCGAAATGATAAATGTTAAATTAACAGGTCCTACAATGTCTGCTGTTTCCTTATCAGGACCGTCAGATGTTTCTTTCGATATGTTTAATCTTGAACCACAGTCAGATGAATATAACGATTCAGGTGTCATCTCCGGACCTGCGTCAGCAGTAGCTAATGTAGCTGGGAAATTGCAATCTGTACCTGTTATAGGAAAGTTGGCTCTAGCTACTCACATAGGTGCTGGTGCTGTATCTCGTATAGCACGTCTTTTTGGCTATTCAAAACCAGCTCAAACGGGTGATGTTATGCCCATGCGTAATTATCCTGTTAGCAGTTTGGCTCTCATTGAGGGTGCTGATACTAGCCAAAAATTGACTATGACAGGTAAACAAGAGTTAAGTGTTGATCCTACTATTTGTGAGTTGGAAGCAACGGATGAATTGACTTTACAGTATTTAACCACCAAGGAATCATATGTTACAACTTTCGATTGGGACGTTACTGATGCTGTAGATACAACTTTATTTGCTATGGATGTTGATCCTATGGTAGAAAGATATGCGGCAGTTCCTGGTGGAACAGCTATCATTCCTACTTCATTAGCTTTTGCTACACGTCCTTTCGCAGTTTGGTCAGGAACACTGAAATATAGATTTCAGGTTATAGCTTCCCAATACCATAGAGGAAGAGTTGCAATTATTTATGATCCAACAGGTCCTTTAACTGGTGATCCCTATAATACTACTTTTAATACGATTATTGATTTAGCTGAAGGACGTGATTTTACATTAGATGTAAAATGGCAGCAGGACCGTGCTTACCAGTTTGTTGATGCTAGTTCATCACGCACTTTTTATACTTCAACCACTCCAGAAACGCGCACTGGTTTACCTAATTACACAAATGGTGTGTGGTATGCACGTGTGGTTAATGAATTGGTAGTACCTGATGGTACTTCTGGTATCAAAATTATTGTATCAATTTCTGCTGGTGATGATTTTGAAGTAGCAAATCCAAAGGGAGATAACATTAATGTTTCCCCTTATGCTCCAATTGCCGAATCTTCACCATCAACTTTATCTTACGATATGTTTGATATTGAACCTCAGTCATCTACTGCCACAGAAATTGTACCAACAGAAGAAAATGCTCCTGAGCAGAAATCTCAATCTATTGATTTAACTACTAATGTACATATTATGCCTTTAGAAAAACCCTTGATTTATTATGGTGAGAAATTTGTTTCTTTCCGTCAATTATTAAAACGTTATACTTATTACAGAACTTTCAGTTACAATAGCCCGAGCGCTGCTCAATGTGTAGTCAGGGTACTCTGGAGACAGATGCCCTATGCACCAGGTTTTGCAACAGATGGTGTAGATGTGACTGCAGCAACTAATCCATATAATTATGTAGGAAGTTCCTACATCAATTATCTTAAGAGAGGTTATGCTGGATGGCGAGGCAGTGTTCGTTGGAAGTTTCTCCCTGCTTCCGAACAAGCAACTCTATCAGCAACTCGAGCAACTGGTGAACCTTTGATTCAATCGGCAGTAAATTATGTAACAAATTATGTATATCACTCTGCCATTGCAGACAGTAACTCAATAATGGCAAGAGGGTACTTGGTACCTAATGAATTATTTAGTGGAGGTGGAGCTGTGACACAAAATAGGTCTCAGGATGCTCTAGAGGTTGAAATACCATTTGCCACCAATTTAAGATTTTCCAAGACTAAAGGTGACTTTGCATTGGTTAATACAAACACTTTAGCCAATGCATATCCTGGAGGTGACACTTTCTCAGTGGTGGCTACATCAGCACCAGCTACTGAACGAACAGTTATCCAGTCTTTTGTGGCCGCTGGTGAGGATTTCACTCTAATGGGATTTGTTGGTGCACCTGTATCATACTATAATGTCTTACCACCAGCATAAATGACCCTAACACAGTAGGTAACTGTGTCCCTTAGATAGAGGGTAATTATATCAACCTTAATGTAGTAGGTAACTACATCCCTAGTATTGTGGGTAACTTTACAAAAATATCAGAATGATTTCAACAATAAGATTGTTGCATTTTGTAGATTTTAATACCACGCGGTAGGCCTGTGGATCCTCATAAGGAGGAAATCAAGCCCGTATTATAAGA